TAAGAAAGTGCTGTTAATATGAAAGGGTTAACTATAGTTGGGTTAGAATTACTTGAAAATTTCTTCTTCAACGAGATAGATTGCTCGTTTGGGGAGATCTTAATCACTTGAATAATTTCGCATAATGCCGATATTATGGTTTTAGGCAAAGGTATATCGGAGCAAATGACTAGGCTGTCGTATTTTCCTGAATAGTAGAGGAATGTTTCCACATTTTTTAAGAAAATATCGGAGACTGCATTTGAGTAATAGGTAAAAGCAATGGGCTTCACATAAATTGATTTTTTATAAGGTTATTTAATCGAAAGTAAACTAACTAACGATTTCTAGTATTATACTAGAAACAAAAAGACAGGTTTACCGTTTGAAAAATTATTATAAAATTCTCGAAGTTCCCGAAACAGCGGACTCTGCTGAAATAAAGAAAGCTTACAGAAAGCTTGCTTCTAAATACCACCCTGACAAAAATGGTGGAAGTAAAGAATTTGAAGAAAAATTCAAAGAAGTAGCTGAGGCGTATGAACATATTGGATCAGAAGATAAGAAACGAGTATACGATTCTGCCCGGGCACCTAAAAATTCTTCATTTAATTCGGAATTCTTTGGGTCGTTTCATGATTTCTCTTTCTCTGGAGCAAGAACTCAAGACTTTAGGCACTTAACGGTTACTGTTGACAAATGGGCAACCATCAAAGAATTAATGGACGGTTCGGTATTTGATATTGGATACCCGATATCAAAAAAGTCAAAAGACGGTGCATTAAAGTTCGAAGACAAGCAAATTAGAGCAGAAGTTAATTTAGCAATTAACCCTTATCCAATTTCTTTTGAAAACGGTAAATATTTTTTAGTCCTAAAAGTCAGAGGAGGAGGGTCCAGTCAGGAAACTGAGGAAGTCGATTACTTTAACAGAAAGCGGGCAGGCAATGTGGTTGGCGATTTAATTATTCGCATAAATGTTGATATGCTGGGCCTTGAACTTGAAGATAGTGATCTAGTTCAAGAGATTGAGATCAGCCTATATGATATTTTGTTTAATGAAGAAGTCATTTTAGAGAGCCCATTGGGTAAAAAGTACAGAATAAAATCATTTAACCGGGATTCACTTAGTGACTTAGTAGTTAAGATACCCAACCAAGGACTCGTATCCGCATTTGGTAAAAGAGGAAGCCATCTCTTTAAAATAATTGTGAACCGTCCGGACTTTTCGAAATTAAGTGAAGAAAAGTTAAAGGAATTCAAAGACTTACTGATTAGCATTAATAAATAATGTTAGTACGGCTCACCATGTATGACAGGTGGCGCGTATAAATAATCAAAAAAGTCTGATACAATTGGCTAATCCTAAAATACAAAGTTTGAACAAGACATCTGTTCCTGACAACTCAGTATTCATTATTGAGAAAATCAACGAAGCTGTCACTGTAACTAGAGAAGATAACGACATTATCCTTGAAGGTACTGCCGCTGTTTTTGGAGTAATGAACGAGAATAATCGAGTTTACGAAAAACAGGAGTATTTACCTCATCTAGAATACCTAAAAAAGAAGATCGAAGAGCGCAGACTCTTTGGTGAACTTGATCACCCACAAAAATTTGATGTTTCTTTAGCTAACGTATCTCACGTAGTAGAAGGACTTACTTACGATGAAGGTTCAAATAGCGTAAAGATTAGACTTCGTCTTCTTGATACTCCTTGTGGAAAGATCGCTAAGACCTTAGTTGAAGCTGGTTGCACAACAGCAGTTTCATCAAGAGCAGCAGGTAACGTTTCTGAAAACGGAAAAGTTAAGTTGCATAAAATCTTTACTTATGATTTAGTAGCAGAACCTGGTTTCTCTCAAGCATCATTAAGTCAAGTGTCTGAAAGTTTACAAGGTAACTTTGCTTCTATCTTTGAATCATTGGATACACTAAAGACAACTGCTATAACTAGCAAACTAACAGATATTTCTGAAAATTTCAACTTTGCAGATTCTGTAAAGATTTATAAAATAAATAATTCTGAAATTCCAACCCAACAAAATAATACACAGCAAATGGCTAATGAGTTTGTAACAAAAGATGAAATGAACCAATACTCTGAATTGGTTAAGAAGAAATTCTCAACTTTACAAGAGAGTATTTCAAAAAACAATAAAGGTCTTAAGCAGATCAGCGAAAGCACAGCTGGTGAATCTCCAGTAGTTGCTAAAATGGTAGAATACGTTAATTACCTAGCAGGTGAAATGGAGCAGTTAGTTGAATATTCTAACTACCTATCAGCAATGTTAGGAAAAGGTATCAACTACACTGAGCACGTTGCAGAAAAAGTTAATAATGTTATTGACTATTCTGACTACTTAGGAGAAAAAGTTGAAAAGAATATCCAGTATTCTGAATACTTAGGAGAAAAAGTTAACCAAAACATTAACTACTCTGAATACGTTGCAGAAAACGTTGAAAAAACTATCGAATACACTAATTACTTAGCTGAGAACGTTGATAGAGGAATTCAATACGCTGAATACGTTGGAGAAAATGCAGAAAAAGGAATCCACTATTCTAACTATATCGCTGAAAACTTAGAAGCCGCTATTAAATATTCTGATTACTTAGGTGAAAACTTAAATAAAGGTATTAAATACTCTGAGTATATCGCAGAATCACTTAATGAAAAAGTTCTTCCAGGAGCAACAGCTAAGACTCGTTCTCTACTTGGAGAAGTTAAGAAATTAAACGAAGGTGTTGAATTTGAAATCAGTGAAACTTCTACAGTAGATGACCTAGTTGGTGCAGTAGACGGTATCTTAACACATATTAAATCTAATTCAGCAAACGCAGTTCTAGAAGGTAAATATCCTTTCTTAAAATTGTTAAGCGAAGGCCGTAAACAAGCATTTTACAAGTTAGATCAACCTACTAAAACCGCAATCGTTGAAACTCTTAGAGGAGCAATCTACTTTAATGAAGAAGAGGTAGTTAATATCATGGAGGCAGTTCTTAACAAACAGGTTGAAAACACTCCTAACTATATTAAATTTATGCCAGCTGCTTACAAAAATGTATTTGAAAGTATGACTGAAGGAGAAAGAAATTGGGTTGCTGCTCAAGCAAACACACTAGTTCTTAATTCAGCATATCAAGTTAAATCTTTCTGGGATTCTCGTGACTTCAGAGGAATTAATGAAAGAATTGCAACAGAGACTATTATAAATAATAACACTATTAACGAAAGCCAAGGTAAAGAAGGTTATGTGTCGTTAAATCAAGTACACGAAAGCTTAAGAGGCTATTCAAATACTTACATAGACATGCTTAAAAGAAAAGCACAAAACTAAAAAAACATTTTTAAAAAATGGCAACTAAAATTTTCAAAAAATTGAACGACGCTTCAATTAACGAAACTTGGACTCCAGTTTTAGAAGGTTACGGTGCAGACGTAAAAGCTCGCCCTTGGTTAGTAGACTACGCTCACAACCACGCAATTTTCGATAACGCAGGTTCAATCAATGAATCAGCGGTAGCTCCAGGATTGTTCTTACAACAACCAGGTTCTATCTCTTCAATCGGTGCAATCTCTGCTCCAACTAGCTCAATGACTCCATTCTCATCTGCTGGTGTAAAAAACGGTTACGGTGCTTCTGCATCAGGTTCTGGTGATAAATTCCCAAGCCTTTTACCGGTAGCTATCCAAGTAGCTGCTAAAACTATCGGTTTCGACCTAGTTGGTGTAGTTCCTATGGATTCTCCAGTAGGTTTCTTACCTTATTTGGATTACGTATACCAAGGTGGTAACACTGATAAAGCATACGAGCCATTCATGGTTAAAGTTCCTTCAATCAGCGCATCTATCGCAGTTGGTAAATTCATCGACGGTACTAACGCAGATTGGAAATTCCAATTGGTTGGAAAATCACGTGTTGATGGTCAACCAATCCTTAAAGTAGTAACTGGTACTGATGGTGCTACTACTGTTGCTGACTTCCTTGCATCAATTAGTGCTACAGCAATCGGTTCTGGAACTGGTGCTACAGGCGATCCTTACGATGGTTTAGGTACAACTGCATTCGCAGCTAACACAGTTACTTTGGTATCTGCTTTAGAAAACCACATCTCTGGATTTACTTCAGTAAGTGATGATGATTATGCAACAACTGCATTTGATGGTCCTTTCTTAGGCGACACAGGTTCTCAATTACCATTCGAAGGAATGAAGAGAGAAGTTGCTGAGGTTTCTAAATTCCGTCAAATGGGTCTTCGTATGTTTACGAAATTCATTGAGGCTAAAGGTGACCAAGTTGCTATCTCTGCAACTGTTGAGCAAATCCAAGATCTTAACCGAGTTTGGAATTTCGACGTAATCTCTATGTTAGAGAACGTAGCAGTTAACGAGCTTGCTCAATCAATCAACAAAAAATTAGTTGACCGTGTATTCAAATTAGGTTCTGTTCACAACACTGCTATCGCAGCAGTTGAAGGTGCAGGAATCACTACTTTGGACTTAACTGTAGGTTCAACTGGTTTCGAGAACATCTCAACTTTACAACGTCGTGTTGTAACTAAAATCCTTGAAATGGCTAACTTGATTTATCATAGAGGTCGTTTCGGTGCAGGTACTTACATCGTTACTAACGGTCGTGTTGCTTCTGCTTTAGCAGACGTAGCTGGTTACTCGTTCGCTCCTTTCAATAACGATCTTCCATCTGCTGCTGGTCAATTGTACCCTGCAGGTAAAGTTCACGGTTTAACTGTGTACGTAGATCCTAACTTGAAATTCAGCGACGATCGTATCCATATCGGTCGTAAAGGCGCTGATGAAGAGCCAGGTGTTAAATTCCTTCCATATATCATGGCAGAGTCTCTTCAAACAATCGCAGAGGGAACTTTCTCTCCGAAAATTGGTATGAAGTCTCGTTATGCTATTACAGAAGCTGGATGGCACCCAGAAACTCAATACATTACCTTGAACGTAACAGGTCTAGGTGTATTGACTGGTTCTACTCGTCCTTCTGCATCTTACTAATCGTAAGCAAACGGAAATACATAAGCAAAAGGCTCCTCAAAAGGGAGCCTTTTCTTTTTTTATAGGAGAATCGCTAATAAATAACTATCTAAAAACAATAAACAAAATAATAAAGCACAATGAGCAACACCGTTTTAAATTACGCACAATTTCTTTTAGAGAAAAAAGCGATCAACCAGGAAATGGCAGATCTTCCTAAGGGTAAAGGTTCTAAATCTAACAAGTCAGTTAATGCTGAGATGAAAGAACTTCCTAAAGGTAAAGGTTCTAACTCAAATAAAACTGTTAAACCTGAAATGGCAAGTCTTCCTAAAGGTAAAGGTACAACTAGTACAAAAACAGTTGATACTAAAACTTCTAAATTGCCTACTAGCAAAGGTACGGCTTCTAATAAAGTAGTAGATTCTAAAATGGCGAAGATCGTTATTAAAGGAAATGCTATTAATAAGAAAGTTGAGCCTAGCATGGCTAAAATGCCTAAGTAATTAAAAAATCAATCTCGACCATGTCAGATAAAAATAAAAACAGACTAACTCCATTTAAACAGTTCGTAATTCAAGAGAATTCTATAAAGGATTTAGTTGGAAAATCAGACGACGAGGAATTGGATTTAGATGATGCACGTAGCATCGGAAAGAAAATTTCACGTATGAAGGGCGAAGATCGTAAGAAATTCGTAGGGATTGTCAATTTCATGGGAGCTTCATGCCGAATCTATAATGAGATTTGGGCAAATTACAAGCCAGTTGATCCAACTAAGAAAAAATCCAACCGCGGAAAAGAATTCCAAGGCGAAAAAGAAATAGGATAATAATTGAGCGCACAAGGAGTTATATCAGAATCACTAATTAGCTTTAACATAACTTGGAGTAATCCAGGGAAAGGTCAACAGTCTAAGTGGGATCAAACAAAGCAAGGAATCGAAATTCACGAGACTGACGTGTATCCTGATTTACAATATACGTCTGCCTATGCAGCTCCATTGTATGTTAAGTACACATCAGGGGCTCTACTCAATGATCTAATATCTGAAATCAATAAGATAATTGATGCACGAATTGCAAGTGAATCTAGTAAAAAGAATGAGGCTACTGAAGCTTTACCTCCTGGGCCAAATGCACCCAAACAGTTAGGGTCTGGAGAAGAGGAGGAAGAGGATGAAGAAACTCAAAAAGCTTTACCTCCTGGGCCAGACGCTCCTAAACAATTAGCAGGATACTCGCCTGGTGGTGACCTGGTTAAGGTAGAAGAACCTGGATTACCTGCGATTATTGATACTAAGCCTGAGGAAATTGATGTACCAGATGTGACGCCTGACGAAACTGCTGCAGTTAGCGACTATGCATACACAGTAGTAGTTAAAGGAGATCGTCTTAGATTTTTAGAAGGTCAGCAAGAAAGAGGAGCTTACTCTGCAGGGGTTAAGTTTCTATATCAAGTATCAAATAATCTATCAAAAGTAGTATCGGGAGAAACGATTGATAATAAAACTAAAATTTATGCAGAAATTTCAATGTCAGGTCTATTAGGCAGAACATTTAGAATGGAATTTCCAGAGTTTGACGAAAAGGAATTTAAGTTTGGTGGAAATTTGTTAGCTCAAATATTACCATCGATCGAATTAAGCTTTACGCCTGATCAAAATTCAGTATATTCAAAAGAGAAACCTGAATTAGATATAGCAGACGTTATTAAAGCAACAAATATTACACTGGGAAGTAAAACTACTTCTGAAATTAAGGCTTTACAAAAGCAAATACAAAAAGAAATTGAAGCAAGGGAACCTTCTCAATCAGAAGGATCATCCGATAAACAAGTTGCTTCGGACAAGAATAAATAACTAAAAAATAAGAGACAAGATGGCAGGTCTACCACATTTTAAAAACTCAACAGCCGGTCCTGGAAAGTACGAGCCGTTGTACCTTAATCAATTTGAGGTAATTATTACTCCTCCACCAGCAGTTGCTGGTAAAATAGGTTTCGGTAACAACTTAATGCTTGAACACGTTCTTAAGGTAACTAGTTTACCAGAGCTTGCAGGTTCAGGTTCAGCAGTAATTACGCAGAACTATAAATTCGCTCAAAGAACTTATGCTCCAGCTTAACCAGCTCAGACTTATCATCAGT